CATTTGTTGCTGCTCATTGTTAAACTGGTCTATGTTTGCGCTTTGACGATTTGCTTCCGCAGTCAATTGACGGCCTGCTCGTTTTTGCAAAGCCTGCTCATATTGCTGGGCACGCTCTCTACCCGCACGACCACGCTCAATTGCCCCAGTAACTGCACCAAATGCGCCACCACTTACTGCACCACGGACGCTAGACTCCATGATGCGATTCCACTCAGGGCTACCAAATATCTGGGGATTCTTTCCTACAAAATTTTCAGCAGCAATACTAATGGCTTCTTGCATACCTTCAGTAATGCCCTCTTCGCCCGCTGCCGAAATCATATTGGATGCAACAGAACGCAGCAATCCTTTGTCCATACCAGATTTTTCTAATACTTTTTCTACTATGCCCATCTTCATAGGGCCAGTAAGGTTCTTCATTAGATGCGCAGGTAGCACAGAATCTAATGCGGCAGCCCCAGCACCAAACAAAGCAGCGGCCCCAGGAGCTAGTTCACCTGTTTTGTCATAGATGTTTTGGAATACTTCAGGAGCGTTCTGGGCGTATGAACCTAAAAATATACCTGCGTTTTGCCCACGTGCCGCATATTCTGCGCCTTTAGTAGCCGCCACATGAGCTAACTCAGAAGCAGTAGCGCCTGACTCAATAAGAGGCATAGCCGCACGACCAGCCGCAGCAATACCAGCACGGCGAGCAAGTGCGCCACCAATACCACCAGGTATTAAAGATGTTGCAATATTAGGTACTTGCTCGGCAACATTCTCAAGCACAAACTTAGGTATGTCACTAATACCTTTAACATCTTTTAAACTGCCGTACTGGGGCGAGTAGTATTTGTTTATCTCATTCTGCGTGTCTTGCGCTTCTTGCATTTGTTGCTTGGCATAGTCATTAAAGCCTAATGCACTTGCGCCCATTGCAGGAATAACATCAGTAAAAGTAGACCCCAACTGTTTGGCGCCACGCATAACGCCACGCTTTAATACTTCACCAGTAGTAAATTCTTGTTTAGGTAGTTCAAAATCATATTTTTTAGCCAACCGATTTAACTCAGAACTTAATTGATCTGGAGTTAAATTATCATCAAATCTAACCTGTCCAAGTTTTGGTAAATCAAGGATCATGTTAAAACTCGCTAGAAGACTTTACTGATGGATCATCATGGTGCAAATAAGAATTGTTCATTGCATGTATTCTTCTTGCTTGTTGATATTTTGCATTTAAATCAAAATTGTTCATCCAATTTTTTCCACCTTGGCGTTCTAAGTCTTTCTTTAACGCAATATCTTGAGGTGAACCTTCAAATGCCGCATCTGCTTTAGCCATTGCAGCAGCTTGTTTACCTTGTAACTCTTTATTTTTTAATATATTAGCTTGTTCTGCTTTACCTTGCATACTTGCATAATGCGATCCTTTTAGCGCAAGATCAGCTTCATGATAGGCTTTCATATCTCCACGTCTTAACGCAGCTTCTTTGATTTGTTCTATGTGCATTTTATTATATAAGTCTGCACGGGTAAGGCCAAGCTTACCAGACAAGATAGCATTCTCTTCGGCACCACGTTGTCTATTGGCATTAGCCATATAAGCTACGCCTTGGCTTGCGCCTTGCCCAATGTTAGCAGCAGCATGTGGAGATGTGCCGCCCATCATACCAAGACCTGCTTGGAGAAGTGCCATGTACTTGTCGTTCTGGTAGTTTTTCTCAACACCTTCTTGGCGTTGCTTTAAATAATTTGCATATTGTTTGACGTAATCATTATCAGGACTAACTTCCATATTAGCGCCGGGAGGATTATTTTGAATTGGCCCAAACCCTTGATCTTCTGCTTCAGTTGTTGCATCATAATTTGGAGTATTTTGTTGCTGTGGCATTCCAGCTTCTTGATCCTCAGTATCTTGTGTTTGTGCAAATACTGCATTTCTATTAGTTTGTGCTGGCGATATTACAGGTGCAACTGGTTTAGCGGGAACTGCTCCAGCTTTTGCCCCTTGCGCCGCAAGATGTGGATTACCAATATAAGGTTTAGATATATCTACGTTAGCTGGGTAACCACCATTATCTGCGGGAGGTGCAGGATAAGGAGGAATAAAAAAGTTACTTAGTCGGTCAAGAAACCCACCTTTGTCAAAATGTACTTCACCACCCGCTGCACCTTTTGGTACATCTTTAACATAGTCACGAGTTTCTTTGGGTAGCTTGGACATATCTGCGCCAGAAGCCAACCATTTATCTGTGTTGCCAGGCCCCCAGTTATAGGCAATTGCCGTCAATTCATTGTTACCATAACGGTTATGCAATGCGCCCAAATACTCACGCCCAACCCGCGCCATTTCTTCAGGCGAATTGTTGCGTGCAGGTTCTACACCAAACCCAGGACTTTTTACTGTACCAGGCATGACTTGCATCTCGCCCATTGCACCTTTACTTGAAGTCAATAAGTTACCATTTTTGTCGTAGCGTTGGCCCCGACTTTCTTTGTAGAGCACATGGTGCAACAAAGCATCATGTTGTTCTGGTTGTGTTTTATGAATATCTTCTTTAAGTGTATGACGTGCATTTTTTGCAGCAACACCTGCCATACCTGATAGGCTTTCAATGCCTTCATCGCCTTCTTCACCTTCAGGTTCTTCGGCTTGCGCTTGAGGTGCTTCTTCTTGTTGATGCGCACTTAATTTTTGGAAAAGCATCCGCTCTTCTTTGTTCATTCCAGAATCAGAACTATCATCATCTTCTTCATCGTCATCAGCTTCACCGCCATCAGCAAATGCAATTATGCCGCCACCTGCGCCAGTTGCGACAGGTAGATTACTTGGTAGTGTTGGTATGCCCGCAGGTTGCGCTGCTTCGGCCAAAATACTTTGCGCAACTGTGGGAGGATTAGGATTAGCCCCAACTTGCATAGCTTGCGCTTGTTTTTGTTGTTGTAACTTATCTTTAATTAACGGTATACCAATATATGCAGGTACAGTCCCGTCTTGCACGCCTCTTTGCAATTCTTGGATTGAAAATGATTCGGGCTTATAAAGTAATTTTTGGGCTATTGACATGATTAATCCTTATTTATTCATGGTGTTATACAAACCCAATGCACCAATACCTGCTGTACCCAAACCAGCCAATTGTGAAACAGCACTTGGAGCTGCTTGATATTGAGTAGCAGTCTGCCCAGGAATCGCATAGCCACGCAACAATGCATTGTAGGCATTGAGCTGCTGCATTGGGTACTGTTGTGCGTTGGCGTAGTTTGAAATACCTTGATTAATGATATTTTGTTGTTGACCTTGTTGCTGCGCACCCATTTGATTTTGCAAACCAAGAATACCTGTCTGAGCTGCAAGTTCTTGCCCACCTAAATTACCCAACTGCGAACCCATATTACCAGCTTGATTTAAACCTTGCAGTGCAGTATTTACGCCTTGCAACGCAGCTTGGTTACCTTGTAGGTTTAAGTTAGCACCAAATTGTTGGTTTTGATTGGCTTGGTTATAAGCATTAGAATAGCCTTGACCAACTAGATTACTCATAGCTAACTGATTAGCTTGATTTTGTGCAGCTTGTTGAACGCCAAAACGTGACCCACCTAAAGCACCAGCTTGTGTTGCCTGTGCTTGTTGTTGCTGGCCTTGCGCAGCTTGTTGTTGCTGAAGTAATTGTTCTTGTGGTAATAGCGCATTTTGCAAATACGGATTCATGTACTGCGCTATGGCATTAGGATTAGTAGCATTAGCCGCATAATTAGTACCCACATCGGCTGCATTTTGCCCATAGCCTAGACCACGCTGTCCAACATCAGCGGAAGTAGCGGCACTTGCCGCAGTAATATCTGAGCCAGTACCAATTTGCCCAGGTACTTGGAGCTGTCCAGCACCCGCCTGAGATGCTTGTTGCAAAGGACTAAACCCAGCAATATAGTCTGAAGGATTTTGGCTATACGGGTTATACGGCTTTACCCCAGTTATATCTTGCGTAGTAACTTGATTACCACTTGCATCAGTTGTTGTATTAGGTTTTGTATTAAATAGTTGCTGTGTAGCCCCACCTAGTAGAGTTTCTACTTGCGGTTGCAACCAATCAGGTATGTTTGACTGGGTAATTGTTTGTGATGTGGGTGTACCACCGCCGCCACTGCTCATAATAGCACCTCAACTAAAGTGTTTCTAGGTTCAAAATTGTATCGCTTCCAAAGACGCACGATAGCTGGTCTACCATACCCTTGTATCTTTGTTGCGCCACGTTGTTTTAGTATTTGCTTTAACTGCTCAAATGTATTGTCATTTGATATTAATTTACCGCCAATAGAAGTTACAAACGCAACTCTGTGCAATGGGTAATTAATAAACGATACAGTCGCCGCACCATGAATCTCACCTGCATCATCTACGGCAACCAACAAAAGCCATTGTCCCGCAGTTAAGTATGACTGAACATGTTCTACTGTATACGATGCAGCCCAATCTGGGAAGTCCCCACCTTTGTCCAAAGCTTCCCTAATAAAAGGTTCTACTTTAGGCCAAAGCTGCTGAACGTAATTGGTATCCGCATACTGTACAGTTAAGTTCATTTAGTCTCCTACACTTCCGCCATACGTTGCAGGATCAACATAATAATTTACTGCTGGATTAATTGTTGACATATCGTATCCTGGAAACATATTAGCAACAGCCGATTGCGTTAATGAGTTTCCTGCAAGGATATTATTTACTGTTGACATATCGCCTGAATTATAAGCAGCAGCTAACTGATCTGCTATAGAAGCTGGCGCTGTGGAAGTAGCCGTGGGTGTAGGTGTTGGTGTGGGAGTAACCGCACTCGCAACAGATGCGTTTGTATTGGTTGCCCCAGGTAGCGTTGTGATACCTGAACCTGAAGGTGTTGGAGTAGGTGTAGCAGTTGGAGGAACGTAGTATTTAACGCCGCTCATATCATAGTTTCCGCCTAGGTTTTTAGCTACAGTTGCTGCATCAGCTTGGCTTAGTCCATACTTAGTAACAACATCTTGTGGTGTTAACTTTTGTTGATTAATTAATTGTTGCGCCAACGTATAGTTACCTGCTTGATATGCAGCCATTATTGGGTCTGTACCTGTAGGTGTTGGCGTGGTCGTTGTTGTACCTGCGGGTTTAACTACAGTAGATGTAGGTGTTGGTGTTGGTGTTGGTGTTGGTGTTGGTGTTGGTGTAACTGTAGGCGTATATCTTGTAGGAGTTAATGTGTTTATTCCAGTCGATGTATTTGCAGGGGGCGTATAGCCAGGAAGATTAACCCCAGTATTATTAAGTTTGGATAGATCAAACCCAGGAAATAAAGCTTGTACCTGACTAGAAGTTAAATTGTTTTGGCTTATTAAACTATTAAGTTTATTTGCATCAATATTAACTCCGCCATTAAAAGCAGCGCCCAATTGAGATGTCAATGAACTTGAATCACCACTGCTGTTATTAGTAGTTACACCAGTATTATACCCGCCACCATAACCACCAGCTGCACCACCATTTTGATTGCTAGGGCCAAACATAGAACTATAGCCTTTGCCAAATAGCGAAGCTATACCATTCCCCATTGGGTTATCGTAGGTTGGTTGATAGCGTGTTGGCACATAAGCACTAGGTGTAAACCCTTGAAGGTTCGCTCCAATACCCGTATTGCTAGCAACGGGATCTTGCTTTATGTTTGCTAATGCTGCGTTGACTTGATCTGCGGTTGCCATAAGATCTCCTTATGCTGGCATGTATTTGCGTGGATTAATTTGTGTACCTTGCTTTGGGTTGCCAGTACGGGCTTTACGCACCTTGTTCATCATATGGTACAACTGTTTTGCACCAGCATCTGTAGACCCATTACCTAGGTGAGATACAACATCAGCAGGTATAACAAATTCCCCATCTGCCAAACGTGCGGGTTGTTTTTTGCCAATAGACGCAGGGATATTGTCGGACATGCCGTCTCCCGGCCCTTTAAGCAAGTGTCCGCCATCTGAATAGCTACCTAAATTAGCTTGACCCCCACCAGCAAGAGCAGCAATGCCACCTTCTGCCATTGTGTAGGGCTTATAAGTAGATGGGTCATAAGAAAATTGGCTTAAAGCGCCAGTATATTTTTGTTTAGCGGGTACGCCATATTTTTTGCGGTCAGCGTACATGGTTGCCCCAATACCTGCACCAGCACCTGCCAACATCTTTTGAGTTGGGGTTAAATTACTAAACAAATCAGAAATGCCTGAACCAATACCTGTGCCAGCACCGCTTCCAGCATTTAATTCGGCTGGGCTTGCAAGAGGGCCATATCCTTCACCACTATGCAAAGCAGCAGCTACGGCATTTCCGCCTTGGGGTGTAGTTGGAATAGTACTAGGTTCATAAATATTTGCTGGATTAGGCGGAGCTTCTGGCATCCCAACACCAGCAGTATCTCCAGCTACAGATGAAGCCCCTGGCATAATGCCGCTCATGGCCCCACCAGTTACCCCGCCCATTAAAGCACCTTTAAGGGGGTCACCACCAGTAAGCAGGGCACTACCGCCGCCAACTGCTGCGCCAGTCATAACTGAACTTAACAATGCACTTTCTGCTATGCCGCCATCTGCCATGATTATCCCCTAAATTTGTTTAAGTTTACCATTTAACCTATCTTCCAGCTAGTGCCTGTAGAGTAGATTGGCACAGTATTTGTACCCCCACCAACTACAGTTGTACCAAAAGTCGTAACCGTTGCATCTGATACAAAAGTTCTAGTACCTGCATTGGCCATAGATGCGGCTGGAAGTTTGGCTACTGTGGTTATAGATGTATTTAAAATATATGAATTGACCAGCGTTGTTAAGATATCATTTAATTGATTAAAAAACAAACGCAAAACATTGGTGAGCTTGTCGCTGTACTGTCTGTCGTACTCCAACGGCGCAAGCGGTAGATTGGGTGGCGCAGGGTTTATTGGTTTTGTAGCCATTATCTGCGTCCATCTTGTCTAATATTAAATCTTGGAGCGCCTAATTGCCATGTTGTTCCAATCTGGTTTGACTCCATTTTAAAGATCATTTGACGACCACGGATGCGTGTATAGACCTGACCAGTAAATTCTTCAGTAATGTTATACGTTGCGGTATACGCCACATTGTTATTATACGTTTGAGTAGCGCCTGAACCTGAATCAGTTAAGGCATACATAGTCATTGTGGTTAGTGGATTCGTACCACTAGTAGAACCTGTAAAAGTAAGATCAGGAAGTATTCTATCAACGAATACAAAATGATCCCCATCCCCAACGTCAAACTCAGAAGAAGATATAAAAGCATCAATTGGCTGAACTGTACCAGTTTCATTATTATCTACTCCACTTTCTTGGTTGCACAAATACCCGTTATAGGTTGCACCAATAGGATTATTCTGGAGCGTGGTATCCAGCCAAGCTGTCCTGCCTATAGAGCCGTAGTACCAATTTTTCTCGATATAGTTATAGACTACATATGAGTTACATTGATTGCCTGTTCCAGACACATAGAACCACCAGACTTCATTGAAACCTTCAACAGTACTACAATAAACTTGTTGATTTTGATTGTAGTTAAGATTTTGAAATACAAAACGGCGTAGATCACAACTTAATGTTTGTACACGTCCATCATACATATAGAACTTGTCAATACCCATCCAGTACACAACACCTGAAGCATACGCAGCGGCATTAGGCCCAATGATTGTTGTGTTTTCTGCTAATAGTTGCACGCCCCAGACATAAGGAGGGCCAAGATATTGAAGAGAATAAGCCGCAGCATCAGTCAACACAAAAATCTCTTGGCGTGTTTGAACAGCGGTCACAATAGCTGAACCGTGTGATAGCCGCACACTACCTGCTTGATTAGTAATATCGGGATACCATACGGCAGGATTTTGTTGATCAGACCAACGGATGAGCATAGGGTCAAGTACAGTAGACCCATAGTTATTAGTACCAAACACAAGTACAAAACTAGAAGCGTCTGAAACTTGAATATAGTTTTGGTATATTGGCACATCTCCAAGAATAATAGATTGCGTACCAGATTGTGAACCTGTAGTATTGATTGCCGTACCGCCTTGTGTAGCAGCTATATTAAACGTGTTACCAGATGTATTAATAACATAGTATGTTACACCTGCTGTTACGCCGCTAGGTAATGCGCCTGTTGTAGTGAATTGCACAGAGCTATTATTGGGCAAAACTAAATTGGTTAAAGTTACAACCGCAGGGGAAGCAATAGTAATGGTAACTGTGCCGCCAATAGTATTTAAATTGACCCCACGAACAGTGACACCATTTGCTGCAACCCAATAATAAACCCCACCGCCTCTTGGCCCAAAGATCAGATTCTCGCCAAAGTTGTAGGCATTCCAAATCTGTAAGTTATTCTTGACGGTTTGACCTGTACCCCAAGGCCCAAGGCCAAAGTTACCAGCGCCCCATCCATTGAACGGAGTTTGCGTAGCAGGGCCAGTATTAAGTTGAAATACTGCAACCACAGAACTACCACCACCGCTCGTACCTGTAGATGCGTTTGATCCAGCATTAATCGTAAACGTGTTTGTAGTTGGTGTTGTAAGTATCTGATACTCACCGTTAAGCGTTAGGCCAGCAAAAGTTGTAGCCCCGCTGAATGTCACAAAATCGTTTACAACGGCGCCGTTGGATGTGGCTGTGACCGTGACTATGGGCGAGAGTGCCTGAGTCTGAAATGGGTTTGCCCCTAGCGTGACTGTAAGCCTGATGGGGGTTATATCGTAATAAGCTGTGCCGTAAGTAAGGTAGTATTTTAAATTAGTGCCTAGTCCTACCAAGTTGAGGAACGATAATGTAATCCAGTTCCACAATGAACGACAAACACCCAAAAACGTGTTTGGAGAATACTGTGTCCAGCCGCCTATTTTTTCTGGACTACCTTGACGAAACCGTACCCACTGGCTCTCATACCACCCGCCTTTATTATAGTAGCGGGTATTTTCTTTATTAACACCAGGTTTGAGTACGATTTTAGTGAATGGCATGATCTAAGCATACTTCCTTGTGCCCATTTTATCAATGATAAGTGCTTGCCGTCTAGCTTTATCGCCTTCTGTATTTGGCACAGAAATATGCGTCCAGCGGTCGAACTCACGGATGACTTGATCAAACTCTAGCTGCGACCCAATAATGGCCTGAACCACTTGGTCGGGTGTCATCCCAGGTACTCGCAGGTCAGCCGCACAGCCTAGCCTATGTTGTGAGGTTGGAGCCGATTTCACGGCTGCATTTACTTCGGCGGATCTATAGGCCGAGTTAACCATGATCGGAACGCCACCCAGCACGAACTTAACTTGTTCCAAAAAGTTTGCAAGGCGGACAAGATTTTGTCTTTCAGATTCGTTAGGTTCATTTGAAAACTCCCTGTGATCTGTGATTGTAAGCTCTTCAAGCGAAAAGTGGGGGCTTAGTAATGTGGTCATTTTGTAGGTGTCGAATTGTGAATCATCGTGTCTTTGGCTTGTGAACCGCTAGATGACCCAAAATAGAATGACAAGACTAGCATCAATGCACCATCTAAAGTACCCAGCACACGGGCAATTAGCTCACGCATGGATGGGTCAATGACGTGGGTCAAGAGGAAATACTGCACTGCTGACCATGCCACCACAATCATGATGGATAGGGTAGGGGGTACAAAGCTACCTGTGCTGATCTGCATCTGACGTGCGCTTGATCGGTCGGCTACGGCTAACTTCTCAAAGTCAAGACCCATCTCTTGCGCTCTTGCTTTCAAAGCAATCTCAGCAGTTTGGATCGAGGCAATCTGCTCGGCAGTCATCTTGCCAGAGTTGATGGTATTTTGCACTTCAGAGGGGTCAACGCCTATCGCCTTGGAAACGGCTTCCAGAGCCATTCCTGCAAGTGGGCCACCCATCGCAGTGGCTATCGTAGGTGCAATTGATTTAAGCCAATCCATTTATTGTCCTTTCGACTTTTGATAATCTAGATGGATACCGTACATAAGCGTGCCAAAGACCATGAGCCACGCAAAGATTGCGATGCAGATTGCTGCTCTGAACTCCCACTTTGCAATAAACTGCCGCCTTTTATAAGCGGCTTCTTCACGGGCTTTTTTTGCTCACGCTCGACTTTTTCTCGCTCTTTTTTAACAATCTCACGCATTTCTGTGAATTTTGACCAAAGTCCAGGCATTCCTACCTGATAAATAATCATCTCTCTAAGTTCAACTTCCATTTGCTCAATCTGTTGTTGGCGCAAGATTCGATTCATGGCCTCCTCATTGACACTGATATTCTTGGGTAAGGGATTTTTCTTGGCTTCTTTCTCAGCTTCCTTAAACGACTCTTGATGCGTGAAGAATGCCCCAAGGTTTTTGCCAATATCATTTACGATATCACCAACATCCTTGCCATCTTTCTTAAAATCTTGGTATAGATC